CTCTGAGCGCTATTGGTGGTTATAGTTCTGTGAGTATTGCATTTACTGCTGGCGCCGACGGCGGTTCTGCATTAACAAATTACGAATATGCTCTTTCTACAAACAGCGGCGCAACCTATGGTTCCTTCACAGCACTATCACCTACTGATGCAGTAAGCCCGATTACTATTTCTGGACTATCGGCATCAACTGCCTATTACATCAAATTGCGAGCAGTTAGCGCAGCGGGTTCTGGCGCAGAATCTTCTGCTGTTTCTATAAGCACAAGCAACACAGCCACTATTAACTATCTTGTTGTCGCAGGTGGCGGTGGAGGTGGTGGCGGTGCTCAATCCCCAGGTGGTGGCGGTGGTGGCGCTGGAGGATTACGTAGTTCGGTTACCGCATCTGGTGGAACCCCAGGTACGGCAGAATCTGCAGGAACGGCAACTGCAAGTACTAATTATGCCGTAACCGTTGGTGCAGGTGGAGCGGGCGGAATTGGTGACGATGGTGCTGGCTTTGTTGCTCCAGTTAGTGGTGTTAACTCCTCCCTCACTTTGGCAGGAGGCACAATTACTTCAGTGGGTGGTGGCAAGGGTGGTGTTTACAGCAGTAAAGCCGCTGGCTCTGGTGGTTCAGGTGGTGGTGCACCATTTACTGGTAGTGGTGGTGCTGGAACTGCTAATCAAGGTTTTGCTGGTGGCAATAATAGTGGTGTCGGTCCTCAACACGGTGCTGGTGGTGGTGGAGCATCAGCGGTAGGTGCGAACGCGACGGCTGATACTTCTGGTGGTTTTGGTGGCGCAGGAAGAGCAGTAGCCATTACTGGTTCATCAGTTACTTACGCTGGCGGCGGAGGTGGCGGCGCTGGCTATCAAGGCGATGTTCAAACAAATATTTTCTTTGCAGGCGGCGCTGGTGGCGGTGGAAATGGTGGAACAAATACTGTTGGTAATCTAAACGGTGTATCAGGTACAGCAAATCTTGGTGGCGGCGGTGGCGGTGCTGGCGGCGTAGGCAACGGTACCGAAACAGCAGCAACTGCGGGTTCTGGTGGTAGCGGTGTAGTCATTTTGCGTTATCCACTTGCTAACACAATCACTCTCGGTGCAGGGTTGACAGGCACAACAGCAACTGACGGTTTATTCAAAGTAACCACAATCACCGCTGGCACAGGAAATGTGAGTTGGGCATAATGGCTGCTATAGATTTTCCTAACTCGCCAACTCCTGGCGACACATTTACTGCAAGTAATAAGACTTGGGTTTACCTTGATGGTAAATGGACACTTCCATCCGTTGATGGTTTAGTCACATCAATTAGTTCTGCAACATCTGGGCAGTTTCTAAAATGGAATGGCTCTGCATGGGTTAACGACACGATTGATTTAGGCGCAGATACAGCAGGAAGTTTTGTTGCCTCGCTAGTTGCAGGAACTGGTGTAACGCTCGCCAATAACTCTGGTGAAGCCTCGACACCGACAGTAACCGTTGATACGACAGTTATTGCACCACTTGCCTCTCCAACATTTACGGGCACAGTTTCTGGTGTAAGTAAAACAATGGTTGGACTTGGAAACGTGGACAACACTTCTGATACGAATAAACCAGTTTCTACTGCTGGACAGACAGCGCTTGACCTTAAAGCAAACTTGGCTTCACCGACTTTCACTGGGACGCCAACTCTTCCAACAGGAACTATTGCCGTAACTCAAACTGCTGCTGATAATAGTACCAAGGTTGCTACTACTGCTTTTGTTCGTGGAGAAGTTACTGCGCTTGTCAATAGTGCTACTGCAACGCTCGACACCCTTGGAGAAATTGCTACTGCACTTGGAAACGATGCAAACCTTTCCGCAACGCTTACTACCAGTATTGGACTCAAAGCGCCGCTTGCTTCACCAACTTTTACGGGAACAGTAACAATCCCAACTGGTGCATCAATTACTGCCCCTACTGGTTTAGTAAAGGGCGATGTTGGTCTTGGCAATGTTGACAATACATCGAACGCCACAGAACGTGCAGCAACTGCAACCCTAACAAACAAGACACTTACATCTCCTGTAATTAATACTCCGACGGGAATTGTCAAGGGAGATGTTGGTCTGGGTTCAGTAGATAACACTGCTGACACAGCAAAACCAGTTTCAACTATTCAGCAAACTGCTCTCGACCTGAAAGCAAACCTTGCTTCACCGACATTCACGGGGACAGTTACAGTTCCAACGCCCACCAACAACACTGATGCCTCAACCAAGGCATATACCGATGCGATTGTTACTGCAGCAAAAATTATTACTGCTGCTGGTGGGGATGGCACTAACGGACAAGCCCTGACAACCAATGGTGCTGGAACTTTAGATTTCACCACAATCGTTGGGACAACAGAAGCATCAATCATCAGCGCAGTTGGCGCCGATGGTGCCGCTGGCTCAGTTCTTAAAACTAATGGGTCAGGAGATTTGTCTTTTGGTGATGTTGCCCTTGGGACAAATACTTCTGGTAGTTATGTTGAGTCATTGGTTGCCGGAACTGGTGTTACCCTCACAAATAATTCAGGTGAGGGTGCCACACCAACCGTTGCTATTGGTCAGGCAGTTGCTACAAACTCCAATGTCACTTTTAATGACTTGACTGTTAGTGGAAATCTTATAGTTTCAGGAACTACAACTTCAATCAACACGGAAACAGTAACCGTTGATGACAACATAATTGTTTTAAACAACAACGCCACGGGCGCTCCTTCGGTTGATGCTGGCATAGAAATTGAGCGAGGCTCATCAACCAATGTTTCACTTCGTTGGAATGAAACTAACGATAAATGGGAATTTACTAACGACGGCTCAACCTACACAAACTTAGGTGCGGGCGGTGCAACAATTTCTGACACGCCACCTGCTTCACCAGTTGCTGGTCAAGTTTGGTTTGAATCTGATACCGCTAAAACATTTGTTTATTACGACTCATCATGGGTAGAGATTGGTGCAGGTAGTAACCCTGCGGCACTTAATGACGTTGGTGATGTCACAATCACTTCTGCGACAAGCGGTCAGTTCTTGAAATGGAATGGAACTGCGTGGGTGAACGACTCAATTCCCACCATCAACACACTTGATGATGTTGGCGATGTCACAATTACATCTGCAACATCAGGACAAGTATTACAATGGAACGGTACAGCGTGGGTGAACGCAGTTGGATTTGCAGGTAACAAACAGGCGATTCTCGGTAGTCAAATATTCGGTTAATATAGGAGACACATGTCAACATTTGATAAACTCATTCTTTCTGGTTCCACGAACGGTAGAGGTATTGCCGTCGCCGCTACAGCCACAACAGGAACGACAATTCACGCAACGGGCACGTCTAATACGATTCTTGACGAGGTCTGGTTGTATGCAAATAACATTCATTCGTCTGCTGTTACTTTGACAGTTGAGTTTGGTGGCACTACTGCAACATCAGATTTAATTCAGTTGTCTATTCCTGCTACGCCGTCAGGTTTGTATGTTATTGTCGCTGGTTTACTTTTGCGTGGCACGGGTTCAGCGGCTACAACTATTACAGCGTTTGCTGGAACGGCATCAAAAATTGAGATTTTCGGTTTCGTAAACCGAATCACCTGATAGGTCGTATCAATGAGATACGGTGAACGAACTCGTACTGGCGAACCCTTGTCAGGATTTGGGCGACGACCTATAGTGCCGCCACCTCTACTTGTTGATTATCTTATTGTCGGGGGTGGTGCTGGCGGTTCACGCAATGTTGGTGGCGGTGGTGGTGCTGGCGGTTATCAAACTAATTCTATATTATTAGCAAGTACACAAACCTATGCAATAACTATTGGCGCTGGTGGTGCAGCCGCTGGTGGCGCAGCAAACAGGACAACAGCAACCACAGCACCTGGTTCGGTTGGTTCTTCTTCATCTGCGTTTTCATTGATTTCTGGTGGTGGAGGATTTGGAGGAGACCAAGACTACACAGCATCCCAGCCAACAACTCATACTGGTTCGGGCGGAGGTGGTGGAGGAGGAACCAATCTACCTTCTCAACAAACCGCAGGAGCCGCTGGTTCACAAGGGACAGCATATGCTGGCATCGCTGGGGTACAAAACAATCGTGGCGGTGGCGGTGGCGGTGCTGGCGGTGTCGGTAGCGGAGCAAATGGAGGTGCTGGAATAGCAAACTCCATAACAGGTGTATCAATAACTTATGCAAGCGGTGGTGGCGGCGGTGTTTTTTCTGGCTCTGGTGGGACAGGTGGAACAAACGCTGGCAACGGTGGTTCATATAATACGGTAGATGCAACGAGTGCTGTTGCAAATACTGGGTCTGGCGGTGGTGGTGGTGGTGGGACGCTTTCTGGTAACTTTTATGCATCATTTGCAGGCGCAGGTGGTTCGGGTGTAGTAATTCTTAGTTACCCATCCACTTACACAATAACTATCGGTGCAGGGTTAACGGGCACAACGGCAACAGTCAGTGCAAGCAAGGTAACAACACTTACCGCTGGTACGGGAAACGTGAGTTGGTCATAATGATTATTAACCACAAAATTATTTTAGGAGACATATGCCTTTAGATTTCACAGACTCACCAACTGAAGGTAACACATATAACGCTGCAGGCAAGACTTGGTTGTATAATGGAACATCTTGGACCCTTGTCGGAGTATCGACAGCGGCACCAAGTAACTTTTTTAATCTAGATGGTGGTAAAGCCGCAACAATTTACGGCGGTCTTACCTCTATCAATGGCGGAGGAGCAACAGGCTGATGGCAATACAAATCCAATTACGTCGCGATACAGCCGCCGCTTGGACTGCCGCTAACCCAACTCTTGCTGAAGGCGAAATTGGTTTAGAGACAGACACCACTTTCTACAAGATTGGCACAGGCTCCACGGCTTGGACTGCTTTGGCTTACGGCTCTATTCAAGGCACACTTGCTAACGGCGCTGTAACAGCCGCAAAAATTGCTTCCGATGCTGTAACCACAGTAAAGATTTTAGACGCCAATGTTACGACGGCAAAGATTGCCGACGATGCAGTCACAGCCGCAAAACTTGCCGATACAGCAGTAACTGCTGGGTCATACACAGCAACGAATATCACAGTTGATGCACAGGGTAGAATTACTTCTGCTTCTAACGGAACTGGTTTTGATGCATTTGATGACCAAGTTTTCTTAGCAACACAAATATGGTCTTAAGGAGATAACACATGGCAACATTAAGTAAATTATGTTTACAACCAGCAGGTACTACAGGTACAGGCTTGGGTATCAAAGTTGCCGCCACAGCAACAGCCGGAACGGCAATTCATACTGCGTCGGCTACAGCAACAACGGTTGATGAGATTTGGTTGTATGCAGTCAATACTTCTGCTTCTGCGGTTAAGTTGACGATTGAGTGGGGCGAAGCGACAGCACCTGATGGCAACATTGAATTAACGGTTGCCGCAGAATCAGGTTTGGTTCTTGTTGCCCCAGGACTCCTACTTCAAGGGAACGCTTCTGCAAAAGTCGTGAAGGCTTTCGCCGCAACAACAAACGTAATTGTTCTTCACGGATACGTTAACCGAATTACGGCATAAGGCTTACCTAGATGTCTAGGTTTGATAATCGTTCTAGGGTTTCTACTTATACTCAGTCTTGGGTTAGTGGTGAACCTGATTTCGGTGCGTTTGAATCTATTGCTACCACGACTTTGAGTACTTCTACTGCGACAATTGCTTTCAGTTCCATCCCTGAAACCTATAAACATTTGCAGGTTCGTTATTTAGCAAGAACGGACAGGGCAGCATTTGAAGATATTGTTTTAGTTCGTTTCAATAGTGATACTGGCTCAAACTATTCACGACATTATCTTTACGGAGATGGCGCTTCTTCTGGTTCTGGCGGCGCTGCTTCCCAAACATACATCCTTACAGATGGTTGCACTGGTGCATCAACTACTGCAAGCGTTTTTGGGTGTGGAGTTTTAGATGTTTTTGATTATGCCAACACAAACAAATATAAGACCCTTCGTGGACTAACTGCATATGACAGAAATGGTGGTGGATTAATTGTTGCTAATTCTGGTAACTGGCGTTCAACTTCTGCAATTACCGCAATAACTATTACTTCGTTTAATAGTGCAAACTTCGTGCAATACTCATCGTTTGCTTTGTATGGGGTTAAAGGATAGTTATGGCTGTTTCAGCGTATGAAGTAATCAGTACACAAACATTGGGTACTGCTGTCACTTCGGTAACTTTTAGTTCTATCCCACAGACATACACCGATTTGGTTGTGGTAGCAAACCACGATGTCACTGCGGATGCGGTAACAGGTGTTCAATTCAACGGTGACACTGCATCAAACTATTCTGCAACTTATTTGTGGGGACAAGGTACTGTGGCAAATAGTGGTCGTGAAACTAGTGCTGCTAGTGCTTTTGCTTTCTATGGTTCTGCTGCTAGTGGTTTTGCTCAGGTAATTATTCAAGTAATGAATTACAATAATGCGACAACATACAAATCTTTCATATCTAGAGAAACTGATGCTGCCGTAGAAACTTTAGTAGTTGTTGGATTATGGCGCTCAACTGCTGCTATCACATCTTTGGTTTTGTTGAGGCGTAGTGGAAACTTTGCTACTGGTTCAACATTTACTTTGTATGGCATAAAGGCGGCTGCGTAATGGCTACCTATAATTTGATTTCAACAGTTACGGTAGGTTCAGGCGGTGCAGCCACTATTGCGTTCACTTCTATCCCTGCAACTTACACGGATTTGAAAGTTGTTACATCTTTCAGAGCAACTGGTGCGCGTACTGAAGATGCACTTCTTATTAGATTTAATTCAGATTCTACTGCAGCAAATTACACAATTAAAACACTTCGCGGCAATGGCTCAGCGGCATCATCTGAAAATATAACAAGTGGTTATGCTGGTGCATATGTGGGTGAATTTAATGGGGGCACATCAACTACTAGCACATTTACATCAGGAGAAATTTATGTTCCTAATTACACAAGTGGAAATCAAAAATCTTTTTCATCAGATATAGGGTCAGAAGGAAATCAAACAACTGCGTATCTTCACTTAATCGCAGGAAAATGGAGTGGAACTACATCAATCACCGATATTTTATTTATTGACCACAACGCAAATAACTTTGCACAATACTCATCAGCATCTTTATACGGAATCAAAAACAATTAACAGTTAGGAAAAACTATGGCAACAAAACTAATCATCAATTGCTCAACGGGCGAGCAGACCGAAGTGGAATTAACCGCAGAAGAAGTCGCACAACGAGAGGCTGACGCTGAAGCATTCGCTGAGCAGGAAGCAATTCGTTTCGCTGAAGTTGAGGCTAAAGCATCAGCAAAAGCATCTGCGCAAGCAAAACTTAAGGCACTCGGTTTGTCGGATGCTGAAGTAGAGGCTTTGGTCGGCTAATGGGTGGGAGTCGTACTCGTGTGAGCAAATATGTGGCTCAGACAACTTCGCCTGCGTTAGTTCCTACGGTTGAGTATCTAGTTGTCGCAGGTGGCGGTGCAGGTGGTGGTGGACAGTATCACGGTGGCGGTGGTGGTGCTGGCGGACTACTTATGGGGTCTTGGTCGGCGACACAGGGAAATGCTTATACCGTGGTTGTTGGTAGTGGTGGTGCTGGTGTGGCAAATTATGCAGCAGGGACCAATGGGGGCGCTTCATCTATCGCTGGTTCAGGGCTGACGACCATCACTGCAACTGGTGGCGGTGGCGGTGGTTGCGCTAGTGGTGGTAATGCTGGAAATGGAAATAGTGGTGGTTCTGGTGGTGGCGGTGCGGGTGTTTCTCAAGGTTCTGGAACATCTACTGGCGGAACTGGGACGGTAGGTCAAGGCAATAATGGTGGAACGGTTAATGCTCTAAATACACCCTATCGTGGTGGTGGAGGCGGTGGTGCTGGCGCTGTTGGCGTTGGTGGAAATGGTACACACACTGGCAACGGTGGTGCTGGTTTGACATCAAGTATTACTGGCACATCTGTAACTTATGCGGGTGGCGGTGGTGGTTCATCATACAACAACACAACCACTGGCGATGGTGGCGCTGGTGGCGGTGGAAACGGTGGGGATTCTAGTACTAAAAATCCAACTGCCGGAACAGCAAACACCGGTGGTGGCGGTGGCGGTGCAGAACGATACAGTACCGCAACTAGCGGCGCTGGCGGTTCAGGCATTGTCGTTTTGCGTTACCCAAAAGGCACAGCCTTAGACAATGCAATAGGCGGCACAATAACCGAAAATGCATATTGGCGCATCCATACTTTTACTACTGTCGGTTCGTTTAATTTTCAAACCTAAGTGGGTCGCAATTCAACTAGGTGGCTGAGCCTCTAAAGAACGGCTTGCTCTTAAAAGTTCAATAAATTCCGTATTATCCATAAAGTGTTGAGACACTGAATCTAGATACTCAATATGGGTTTCAAAATCCGCCTTTGCAGATTCTTCTTGTCCATATTGTCTTAGTTCTTTTATTGCGGTGTCTTTGGAAATATAACCCAAACCAGCAAGAACCCAGTTATATATGGGAACGCCCGCGTACCCCATCATCCGGCCTAACTCGTCCTCTAAAATTGCTTTATGTTTTGATGATTCTAAAATTCTTAGGGCTTGTTCTGTACGTCTTTCAGGCTTTGAGATGTCCCTCCAGAACTCGCTGTCGGTTCTTTCGCTTGCGTAATGAACACTAATAAAATCTTTAAACCCGTCATACAAACGACTTATCAATTGATTATAGGAACTTACCGAAGCCCAATTACAGGTTGACTCAATGTCCGATTTGAGGTAGTTGAGAATAAAGTACTGCAGTTGAATCAGGGTTCCATGGATACTTGTTGCTTCAAGTGGTTCAAGAAACGATGAAGATAACCCGATGAATAGGCAGTTATTTTTCCAAACTTCTTTTAATTTGCCAGTGTCAAAATCTATAAATTTAATTGGCTTGATTTCTTGTCCGAGCAAAGTTTCAATTTCTTTTTGTGCGCCTTCTCTGTCCGTGTAATGAGAATCAAAAACATAGCCACATCCCATTCTTTCTTGAGTTGGAACCATCCACATCCACCCAGATTTTTGAGCATAGGCAACTGTTACTGGGTCAATACGAAAACCCTCTTTATGTTCAAGCAAAAAAGGCATAGCAGTATTTACTGGCAAGTATTTTGAGTAGGACTCCCACTCGATGCCCATTTTTTTCGGCAAGATTCTACTGAAGCCAGTAGCGTCAATAAAAAAATCCGAATTAACAACTTGACCAGAATCTAAAGTAACTGACTCAACATCTCCCGATTGGGTTATTGAACAATCGACTATTTTGCCTTCAATGGTCTTAACCGAATTGCATCGTTTTTTAAAATACTGCCCGACTAGGTGTCCATCAAAATGAAGACCATAATGATTGTCGCTAACCAAGTCTTCATCTTTTCTATAAAACGGAGACAACGATTTACTTGTTAAATACCCGTTTTTGCTTGCCATATGTATTGGTATTTCGTTTTTGACGACATGCATCAATGGACGATATGTCCCATATTCAAGTGGTGTAGTGCCGTCAATTGGTGCTATAAATTCGTGATTTAATTCTTTCCAATTAACGTAATGAATAGACAATTTTGGGGTTGCATCTGTTTCTCTAAAAAAATCAGATTCATTGCACCCATAGTCAAAACCGTGATTTTTAAGAATATTCAAGAGCATCCCCGTGCTTGACTCTCCGGCGCCAATTATTCCTACTGCCTTTGATTCAATAAGTGCCACCTCGTGTTCTGGATGTACCTTGCTCACCATAAATGCGGCTAGCCAGCCCGCAGTCCCACCACCCAAAACAGTTATTTTCACAAAATTAGTCTACAATATTGAACCTTTGAGTCTCAGAGAAAGAAAATATGTCATAATTAGCGCATGGCTTTAGCGTTTCCCGCATCCCCAGCAACTGGCGACCGGGTGATTTTGGCTGGTAAGGAATACCAATTTACAAGTCCCAAATGGCGACGTTATAGATCGGTTGTTATTGATGGTGGTTTAAGCACCATAGTAATAACTCTTAACGAAGACACTGTGGACGGAGGAGATTACGATGGCTTTTAAGAGAATTCTTCTACGACGAGACACCTCGTCTAACTGGACATCGGGCAATGCTGTGCTTTCTTCGGGTGAAATTGGCTATGAAACCAACACTGGCAAGTTCAAAATTGGCAACGGTTCTACGGCGTGGACTTCTCTTGGTTATTCAATTGCTTCAAACATTTCGTCGGCTGTTCTTAATGACCTTGGTGATGTAACAATTACTAGTGCCGCTGACGGCGACTTTTTGCGCTGGAACGGTACTGCATGGATTAACGACGCGGTAAACCTTTCAACCGACACAATCGGCTCTTTTGTTCAAAGCCTTGTTGCTGGTACTGGCGTAACGCTTTCAGGGAACTCTGGCGAAAATGCAACACCAACAGTCAACGTAGATACGACAGTTATTCAAGCCAGAGTTGCAGATGTTTCTGATACAGAAATTGGTTATCTGAACGGCGTAACTTCTGCTATTCAAACTCAGATTGACACAAAAGCGCCACTTGCTTCGCCTACTTTTTCGGGAACTGTAACCCTGCCTAGCGGCACCGTCACATCGGCAATGATTGCTGATGGGACTATCGTTAACGCAGACATTAGTTCGTCTGCAGCAATCGCTGACAGCAAACTTGCCACGATTTCTACTGCTAGCAAAGTTTCCAACTCGGCGACTACTGCAACAGATGCAAATACGGCTTCAGCAATTGTTGCTCGTGATGCTTCTGGTAATTTCAGTGCTGGAACTGTTACGGCGGCTCTTTCGGGTAACGCAACAACCGCAACGACTCTTGCTAATGCGCGAAACATTGCTGGTCAGTCTTTCAATGGTTCAGCGAACATTTCTATCGCACCAACAGACTTGACTGGCGTCACTTCAACAGCCGCAGAGATAAACATCCTTGATGGTGCAACTCTTTCCGTGACTGAACTCAACTATGTAGATGGTGTCACTTCTGCAATTCAGACGCAACTGGATGCAAAAGCACCGCTTGCTTCACCAACGTTTACAGGAACAGTAGTTCTTCCAGATAACACGGTTGCTCTTGGCACTAAAACAACTGGAGATTATGTTGCTTCACTTGTTGCAGGCACGGGCGTAACTCTTTCAAATAACTCAGGCGAAACAGCGACACCAACAATCGCTATTGGTCAGGCAGTTGCCACAAACAGTAACGTAACCTTCAATGATTTAACCGTTTCTGGAAACTTGACTGTTTCTGGAACAACAACCTCAATCAACACCGAAACATTGACGGTTGATGACAACATCATTGTCCTCAATAACAATGCGACAGGTGCTCCAAGCGCAAACGCCGGTATTGAAGTTGAGCGTGGTTCGTCCACGAATGTTGTTCTCCGTTGGAACGAAACTGACGATGCATGGGAATTGACGAACGACGGTTCAACTTATTCACAAATTGCAACTGCGTCAAGTGTCTCAAGCGCAACAGCGCTCACCGTAGATAACTTGACGGATGTAGTCATTACTAGTGCTGCCAATAAAGATTTCTTGATGTATAACGGCACCAACTGGGTAGACCAAGCAATCACTCTTGGCACCGACACAACTGGTGACTATGTTGCGACCCTGACCGCAGGTACGGGAATTACTTTAGCCAACAACTCAGGCGAAGGTTCGTCCCCAACAGTCACGGTCGATACGACTGTTATTCAAGCAAAAGTCGCAAACGTAACCGACACAGAAATTGGTTACTTGGATGGCGTGACTAGCGCAATCCAAACTCAGATGGACCTTAAAGCGCCGCTTGCTTCGCCAACATTTACAGGCACTCCAACCCTTCCGACTGGAACAATTGCTACAACACAAGCCGCGGCTGACAGCACGACCGCTGTTGCTACCACTGCTTTTGTTACTACAGCCGACAACTTAAAAGCAAACCTTGCCTCACCAACATTCACCGGTACACCTGCAGCGCCAACGGCGACAGCAGGAACAAGTACGACACAGGTGGCTACTACGGCATTTGTGTTTAGTTCTGTGGATAATGACCAGTTCGTTCTCGCAGGGCAAGTATTCTAGTAACCTTCATACAGGAGATATCACATGGCAACATATAGCAAACAACTTCTTTCAGCAAGCACCGACGGTCGAGCAACCAAGGTTGTCGCAACAGCGATTGGTTCCTCACCAACTCTGATTCATACTGGTCAAACTTCAACAAGTATTTTAGAAGAAGTTTGGATTTACGCACAAAACAACCACACAGCAGATGTTGCTGTGCGAATTGGTTTTGGTGGAGTAACAGACCCAGACGACATCATTGAATACACAGTAAAAACCAAAGGCGGCTTGTATCTTGTGGTCCCAGGTTTAATTCTTAAAGGCAACGCAACCCCACTTACGGTTCGAGCAGCAGCAGGAACAGCAAACGTTATTTCGTTGTCAGGATATGTCAACCGAATCACGGCATAAATTATGTCTGAATTTATTAAACGAGGCGCAGTTAGTCAGGCAGTAAGTGGTGGTCCGCTGTCCCCTCGCTCGGGTAGAGGTAATAAAACGGATGGTGTATTTGCGTATTGGTTTGCTCAAGGCAAATCAATTCTTTCTGCCTTCATAGATGCTTTTACTAGAAGTGATAGTGCAAGTGCTATTGGCGCAAATGTTGTTGAATGGATTCCAGAACGTGGAACTTGGGGTATCAATTCAAACGCCGTAACAACGAGCACTGCTGCTGCCTCATACCCGATTGCCACATTTAATGCAGGAACTGTAGCCGCCACAGTCAAGGCAACCCTGCCTGCAGTTAGGTCTGCTGGTGCTGGTGTTGCATTTTGGGTTACGGACGCAAATAACTGGTGGGCTGCAGTTGCTGACAAAGTAGATTTATCGGGCGCACCTTACAATTGCCCAAGTGGTGGTTCAATCACTAGTGGTAGTAATTGTCAATATACCTACGGAGCCGTAGGGGGTGGCCCCTACACTGCGGGTGGCCCATTTGCTTATTGGGCTTGCGGTTCCGGAACAAATTTTGGTAACGGGTGTTGGTATTACGATGGTTATACTTGGGTGCGATTTGGGGACGGTTTTATTGCTTATGGCTATCAGCCCCCATATACACAACCCGCTCCTTATAACTACACCCCAACAACAGTGAACTATACAGGCACTGCTACATCCTTCAATCGTTCTGATTTTAAAATTATTAAAAGCACGGCAGGCACAGTTTCTACTGTTTCAAGCCATACCGTAGCCACCCCAACAGCAACAACATATTTATCCTATATTCAAGCCCAAACCACGGCTAATGGAGTAACAGTTACAGCCGTAGACAGTGGCGCACCAAACACTGTGACTACCGTTAATGTGGCTGCGTCAACCCCTGTCCCTGCTGAAAAGTTTGGCGTAGTATATGCTCCAGCAACCAATTATGCGAGTCCTAAGGTAGAGCAAATTGAGTACACGCCATCATGAGTCTTTTGCTTCGCAACGTTTGGCAATCTGTAAGGAGTGTCCACGTTATTTTAAACTTACTTCAACCTGTAAAGAATGCGGTTGCTTTATGATAGTTAAAGCACAACTATCTTCATCTAGTTGCCCCTTAGGAAAATGGAGCCCACATGGCACACAATAGAACAGTCTCATTTAATACAAATTCAGAAGTCTTGGGTAAAAAAATTTCGTCTCTTTTGTTTTATGTTGATATTGCCAAAGAAAGAATTATTCAAGATAGCGAATATCCGGCTACCAACGATGTAGTCTGCTCGATTGATGAAGCCCGTCATTTGTTGCTTGCATTAAATAACCTTTTCACCGTAGAGCCATCCGAAGTAACTCCAGCAGATAGCCCTTTTGACTTGCTGGAATTTAGCGATACGGTTTCGCAACAGCCTTAAGCCGCCACCGAATTAATTGCCCTGATAGGATGGGCGCTATGGAAGCAAAAATCATTCCAAGCGCAAAAGGACCAGTTGTTCTCTTTGAAGACCTAGTTCTACATATGACCGACATTCAAGGGCTTACGTATGCAGTGAATACGACACCCTTCCTTCTTCAAAACTTAGAAAAATCTTTGATTGACCATTTTGAAACAGTAACGAATTTTGTAAAAGAAAATTTAACTTCCAAAAATCCGCTGCAATCACATTTGGTTATTGACGCAATAGAATCAATGGATGATTTTTTTAAATTTGCCTATAAGGACTATATAGGCTACTTAAGACTTCAGGCAATAGATAAAGAGCCAGACTTGTCAGGGGAGAAATTAGATGCTGCGGTTCGTAGAATTAGCCGAGACGACATCAATCATTTTTACGCGCAAAAAAAATTATGAGAAGAGAACCTTCTGATGTTAGGTACGATAAGCCGGTAGATAATTGCATACCACCGTCTGTTGTTGTTTCTGATGTTTTCACCCAAGATGAATGTCGCAAAATCATAGAACTCGGGAATTCTGAAAAACTAGACGCCGCAAAAGTCAGAGGTGGCACTGTTATGACTCAAATCAGAAGTTCGGAGTTAAGGTTCATTGAACCAGTAAACATGAATGAAGTCGGTTGGATTTTTGAAAGACTTAAAGAAATTATTGACAACGTAAACGACCGAATTTATGAGTATCAATTACACTATTTTACCCCACCTCAATTTACTCACTATAAAGTTGATGATTATTATGACTGGCATATGGATTTACTAATGGGGAGACCATGTGAAGCATTATTTATGAGAAAACTTTCAGCAACGGTATTTTTATCAAGTCCAGAAGATTTTACTGGAGGGGAATTGATGATGGGACGCAATTCTGATGGCAGCCATGAAGAGATAATTGAACCCAAACAAGGGTCTATGGTTTTGTTTCCCTCATTTATTTGGCACAAAGTCAATACCGTAAAATCAGGGGAGCGCTATTCGTTAGTCGTTTGGAGCGAAGGGGATAAATTTAGATGAGTAAAGAACAAGATGAACAGGTTGTCTATTGGGCTCCATGGATAGACAGGTCGACTGGTCAAAGAGAAAATAAATCAACCGTAAGTGAATGGTTATACAAAGAGCCGTCAAATGTGTGGCAAGAGTTGCTAGACAATAAAGACCAAAATATTATTTCTAGCAAACTAACTACTACATACCTGCAGTGCCCAGCAACCAGAGAAGCATTCACCAATGTTTTTGTAGTCAGATGTCCATGTACATCAACCGCAGAAGTATCAATAAAGGAAGATAATCAAATTGAAAAAGTAGAACAAGCATGGACTGGCGTATCTCAGTGTGAGATAAGCATGGCTCATGCACCAACATGTTATGACCAACTTCTTATTATTGTGGGCTATCCATTTATCTTTTTCAGTGAAGAATCGCTTTTTATGAGGTCAACATCGCCATGGTTTCATTCAGCGCCGCATGCCTCTTTGGGCGCAGTTGTCCCTGGTCTTTACGATATTGGGCGTTGGTTTAGACCCTTAAACTTTGAATATAACCTTTGGCCAAGAAATAATAAATTCACAATTATGGAGGGCGAACCAATGGCCTATCTAGAATTTTCAACAAATAAGCCGATTGTTTTTAAAAGATTTGAACTCACACAAAAATTAATTGACCTCGCTTCAGACTCAATTCATACTCGGACAAAGCAAACAAGAGGCCTAAATGGTTTGTGGAATAGATACAAGATGTTTGACGAATCTTATGGTAAAAAAA